TCGCCCGGTTTTCCCCCCCCGCCCCCGGCCGGCGGGCCCCCCGGGGCCGCGGTGTCGTACTCGCGGATGTTCACGATCTTCTCCGCGGGGATGTAGGGCGCCAGGTAGGTGTGGGTGGTCAGCTTTCCGTCCAGCAGGTCGGTGATCGGGTTTTCATCCTCCTTGAACTCCAGCCGATACCCGGCGCAGTAGTCGCGGGCCACATACCCGTTGCCAATGATGTTCTGGCTGTCCACGATGGACTGGATCAGGCGCTTGTTGCCCGGCTTGTCCACCTTTTGGAAGTAGGTCAGAATGAAGTTATTTCCATCCCAGTCAAAGAACCGCCGCACCGCCAGCCAGCGGTCTTTCGGATCCGTGGTGGAGGGATAGGCCGCCGTGTTGTTGCCCCACAGCTTGAAACCGTTGGCATTGATGGCCGTGATCACGCCCTGGCCGTTCAGGAGGTTGGCCTGCTCCTGGTCCAGCGCCACCTCGGTGCCGTCATCCAGCACAGTGGCGGTGATTTTCAGGTCCTTATTGGAGGGGCTTTCATAGGGCACATCCCCGTTGGCCGCGTCGGTGGCCGCCGTTTCCGCCGCCGCCATGGCGGACAGGCAATAGATCTTTTCACCCACCGCCCCCTTGGGCCAGAATACCGCCGCGTGGTTGGAGCTTGCGCCCAGCTTTTCCTTGGCGGTCTTTACTGCGGTGTACACCGTGGCGCCCGTGCTGTCTGCCGCAATGTCCAGGTATGTGTTGCAGTCGAAATTGCCGTTGATCTTGCCGGTCTTGGCCTGGAGTGCCGCCGCCACCACGGGATCGTGGGACCAGCCGGGGGCCAGCAGTAGGCCGGGCACCAGGCCCAGCTTGGGATAGATCTGGCGCACCAGCTCCAGGCCCGTTTCCTTGCCGGTTGCGGTGTCCACGCCGCCCACCACATCCTCCTTGGTCACGCCTGCGGGGTTCAGGCTGGTGGAGGAAACAGACAGGCTTTCCGCCTCCTTTGCTGTTTCGGAGATCAGCGTGATCACCACATTCCCGTCATCGTCGTGGGCCGCCGTGTAGTCCGTTTCGGCCACCAGCGGGGTGGCGTCTTTCTTCACCACCAGGGTGTCCAGCAGCACATAGGGCTTGGTATAGACCGCCTGCCCGTTGGCCACCGTGCAGCTCTCCTCCTCGTTGCTCTTGGTGTGCTTGGAATTGCCGGGATCCAGCACATTCACCAGAATAATGGGGGCGTTGTTGAACACCCGGAAATTGGCGTCAATGCTCTGGCAAAGGGTAAAGTTTTTGAAATCGTCGGAATAGCCCACAGCGGCCTGGCACTCCGCAAAGCTGTAACATAGCTTCGGGGTGTTGGCCGCTTTGGTCGGATCGTCCGCCAGGTGAACGGGTGCCGTGCCGAAAATCACCTGGAGGGCTGCGCTGCTTCGGATCGGCGTGGTCAGGCTCGTGGCCTGCTCCTGGTTGTACACGCCATGCTGATAGGTTGCCATGTTGCTTTACCTCCTGTTAATTTCGTTTCTGCGCCTTTCGGTACAGGGCATAAATGGGGCCGGTTTTCTCCCGCAGCTGGCGCATGGCCTCCGGCAGCTTGTCCAGCGGTACGGTCAGGCCGCCCAGCACCGGGGTTTGCTTTTGCGCCGCCGCCAGGGCTTCCGGTATGCCGCCCCGGTAGGATGTGAATTGCTTGGCCACTCCGGGGATCGTGGGGCCGCAGTACACCAGCGTGCCGGCCTCCGCCGCCGGTTTGGTCTGTTTCTTTGCTGTCATGCTTCTGGCACCTCCTTGTGGACCGCCGGCGCCTGGATCCGCAGGGACATGGCCGTGAAATAGTACGGGTGCGTGTCCTCCTCCTGGGTGGTCCATTCCATGGGGTAGAGGACCTCCCAGCGGTTGCCGATCACGGCACAGGCGGAATAATGATGATAAATTTTGTTGATGATGTGCAGGGCGTCCCGGTAACCCTGGCGCCCCGGATCGGGGTCGTAGACACAGGCCACCAGCACCGCGTCAATGATCTGCGGGTCATCGTCGCTTTCGGTCTTTCCGCCCCGGAGGCGCACCACCACATACGGCTCCGGCGGCGCCTCCTTGTCCTGGGCTTCATCGTCGCTTTCCCGGATCGGCACATCCTGGGGGTAGATCTGGATCTCCCGCTCGACGCCCAGGGAACTTTTCAGCCTCTCATGGGCGAAAAGCTCCTTTAGGTCCGCCACCATGGCGTCCTGCAAAAATTCTTGGGTCACATGCTTGCGCCTCCTTGACTTTTTACCGTTTCTTTCTTATAATTACGGTTGTGTTAATATTCAGAAAAGTGTGGTAATAATCAGCGAAATGGGGTGTGAATATGTCTAAAAAAACAGGTGGGGTCCTCTTGGTGGTTCTTGGTGTGCTTTCGCTCCCGGTTGGCCTTATTTTTTTGATCCCCGGCGTCTTGATCCTCCGCTCCCTGAAAAAAACCGCAACACAGAAAGAAGAAAATACGCCACCTGTGGAGCGTTCCGCAGCTCCACCCTCGCGTGGCAACCTTTCTCCCTGCCCTCCCGCTCCTGTTCCAGCGTCCCAGGATCCCGCTCCGCTCCTTATACAGATAGAGCATGATGGTTCTATGGGGGTTACTTTCGGTTCCTGGGATGTTTCGATACATGGCGCGGACGGTCAGGATGTGCGCTTTGATCGTGCGCAATTCCAAAACCTTTCTATATGGTCGTACAATTCCGCAACGGGGGAGGCCGAAATATTAGGGACCCGTGGCATTTTGTATATAACGACGCTGGATAGCTGTACCTGTGATGACTTCCAGCGCCGTGGCCTCCCGTGTAAGCACATTTACAAACTTGCGCTTGCAATGGGATATTCGATGGACGCTTTTTATTCGGCTCGTTCAGATGTTGTCTGGTATGCCGACGGGTGCCTTGTTTACCATGCGGATCCAAACTGCCGCGGCCTGAAAAACCGTCTTTCCCGGAGGTCAACGGTATCAATGGCAGAATACGCTGGCCTGCGTCCCTGCAAGTCCTGTTGTGGCAAAAATTAACTTCGTAGCACGGCCCCGCAGAGGGGCCGCTTTTTTATGCCGCTCTCCCGAAACCGTCCAGGACCCGCTCCACCTCTCGCTGGATGTGCTTTTGCAGGATGGAATAATAATCCTGGGTGGCCTCCTCGTATGTCTTGCCGTACAGCATAGGCACCGCCGGGGCCATAAGGGACTTTACCGGCAGGCGGGCGCGGCCCACGCGCTGCACAATGGCTGTGTGTCCGCTCTTGAAAGTGGCCTCAAAGGCTTTCCGCCCGTCTACCTCCAGCGCGGTCATGGCGCTTTCGTTCAGCACTTTCAGCATGGCCGCGGTGGTTTCGGTGTTCCTCCTGGTCATGTAGGCCATGACCTCCACCATGCCGCCCCTGGAGATCAGCGTGGCGGATGTGTCGGCCCCCTTGGCCCGCTCCAGGTACATGCCGCCCCGTTTCTTGTCGGTCAGGATCTTCTTGTCGCTGATTGCATAGCGTTTCCTGGTTTTTTGGCCGATCTTCCGTTTCATTTCATTGGCGGCTGCGTTGATGGCGGCGGCCAGCACACTGGGGGCTTTCAGCCGGTTGGGCAGGGTGTCCAGCTGTCGGATGATCTTTTCAATCTCCGCCTGGGTGTCAATCTGTATAACGCTTTCGCTCACGATCTCACCGCCTCCAGCGTAATGGCCAGCATACCGGCCTCCTCGGTGCAATCGGCCACCCGGAACAGGCGCCCGTCAAAATTAAGCTGTTTCCCATGGGCCGGGCGCGGGCCGTATTCCTCCTTGGCCACATAGATCAGCCGGCGGGCCTTGTAGGTCCCATCCACCTGGATCCCCATTTTTGACTTGTCCCGCTCCAGCAGCTCGTTTTCATCCACCACCACGGTCATGGGCTTTCCGTCTATGGTGTGGGTGTCCGCGAACTCCTGGCCATTCAGAAACACGGCGGAAATGTCAGACGCCACCAGGTCCTTGAAGCCAGGGGCGCCCATCAGCGGGCGCCCCCTGTTTCATTTGCGGGGGCCTGAACGGTGGTTGCCGCGATCAGCTCCGCCCGTTCCTTGTTGTTCTTTGCGCCGGAAATATCCACGCCTATCTGGTCGGCCAGCTTTTCCAGATCGGCCTTTCTCATGGTGGCCAGCTGGTCAGGGTCCAGGTGCCCCTCCACCATTCCCGCCTCCTGGCCGTTTTCCTGGGCCTCCTGGCCCCCGTTCCGGTTCTGGCTATCCTGGGACCCGTCCGCTTGTCCGGCGCCCTCCTGGGCCTCCTGTCGGCTTTCCTCGGCCTCCTGACCATCCCAGGCGGCGCTCTTGGCGTTCAGCCATGCGGTGACCATCTTCTGGTCGTTGGCGGGGAGGGTGTCCCCTTTGTCGTACATCCTCCCCAGGTAAAGCACGGGGCGCTTGGCGATCAGCTTTTTCATGCCTCCCGCCCTCCTTATGTCCGCTCGGTGGCTTTCAGCGTTCCGCCGGTGGCCACGGTAATGTCGTACACCTTTCCGTCCTCGCCTTTCAGGGCCAGGCTGTTGTGGACCGCCGGGGCGCCGTCCGGGTCCCCGATGTTCACCAGCACGGTGGCGTCGCTGGCCTCTGCGGTAGCGGCGGCATATCCGGCGGGGACATTGCCCTTTTCGGTGGCGGTGATTTCGTCCGCCGTGGCGTCATAATACACCGGGGCGCCCATGGTGATTTTCTCGGAGGCTTTCTTGTCCATGATGTACACGCCGGTGACATGCAGGGCGCCGGTTGCGCCCTCCGCAATGTCATTCCCGGCCACGCCGATCCGATTTCCCAGGCTCACCACCTGGCCGTTGGTCACGGCCTCGGTGGCGGTGTAGTCCAGGGTTTCGCCTCTCTGCCAGTATCTTGCGTTCATTTCTCTGTACCTCCTTACTCGGCAATAGCTACGCCGTTATTGCGGACAATGCCCCGGTAGTCCATGACGGTGATACCCCAGTCCAACCAAATGTCCCACACAAAGCCCAGGTAACCGGCCTTTTCGCTCCGGCGGAAACTGGGGGTTTCCATGCCGTTCAGGTAGTCCACCTGTACGCTCTTGGCCGTGGTCTTATCGCCCACGATGTACCAGGGCACCGCGCTGGATCCGGCCAGGGCGTTGATCGCGCCCTCCTCCACCACCTGGAGCTGGGTCCGGTACTTGTAAAGCGCGTTTGCGGTGTGGCTGCCAATGCCCTCCACATCCACCTGTGCGGTTTCAAGCAGCTGGGACATAAGGAAACCGTACCCCACGGGCACCAGGATGTACTTGGGCTGTACCATAATGCTTTCCTCGAAAGGATCCGTCTGGCGCAGCAGCTTCATCATCATTTTCTGGACGCTCTCAATGGTGGGGGCGGTGCCGGTGGCGATCAGGTTCTTGTGTGCGTCGGCTTCAAACAGGGTCACACCGTCATATACGGCGGGGTTCTTCACGATGACCTCATACACCTGCTTGTTGATCTTCCGCTTTGCCACGCGGGCGTACTGGCCCGGCATTTCGGACAAAAAGCCAATATCATCATTGATGAACGCCTCACGGGTCATGGTGAACTGGGTCCCGTAGGTGTCCAGCTTGCGCAGGGGGTTCATGCTGGTGTCCAGGGTGCTGTGCTTCAGCTCTCCGCCCTCGGTCACCTTGTCGAACTGGCCGCCGCCGATGGTGTATTCATGGGCCTTGCTGGGCTTGAAGTCCGGCAGGCTGCCCTTGCTGGTCCACAGGTCATAGGTGGTGGGCACAAGCTGGTACTGGTGTACAATGGATTTCTGGATAGCCTGATCCAGAATAGCGGGAAAAGAGGCCGTGGGGGAAAGGAACTGGCGCACCGCCATGTCCCACAGGTCGTTCTTGCCCATGCGCAGCAGGGAGGTGGTGGACCCCTCGCCGCTCCGGGCCATGCACTCGATCATGAGATCCCGCACAGACATGCCGCGCAGGCTGTCCGCTTCTCTGGCCGGATTGCTCACAGGGACGCCGGCACGCAGCAACAGGGCGTCCACCGCCGCGTTGCGGAACTCATCGCCCCGGCCGTCACCGGTCCGGGGGCCCACGGGGC